GAAGATATCGTAAAGAATTTTTTACATTATGGATGTTTTGATTATAGCATGGGAAATTACTGACTAATATGAGACTGGGTAACATACCCCTCTCCAAACATAATAGAAAACAAACATGGAAAATACAGATAACCAAGAAGATATTATCGAGGATATCGTTGAGTCCGACTTGCTTTCTCTTGAACAAGGAGAGGTGGAGGAATCCGTCTCTGAAGACGTAGAAGAGATTGCAGAGGGTGGCAAAACTACTTCTGAAGAATCTGAGCTGAAAAAGGCAAAAGCTGAAGATGCTCACGAAGACGAAGAAGATGAAGAAGCTGCTCCCAAGCCTAAAAAAGCTAAAAAAGCTGAAGGCGCGCATGAAGACGAAGACGAAGAAGACGAAGAAGAGGAAGAAGAAGAAGAAGAAACTGTGGCTGAAAATGCTCACGCACAACCTGATCCAGTAGTTGCTAATAAGCCTGCTGAGGGTGGTGATGCTGATTCTTACCTTAAAGATCGCCGGAAAAAGAAGAAGGGTGAAACATCTCAAGATGCTGAATCCGGTGAAGGCGAAGGCCTTGATGCAAAAGAACTAGAAAAAATTGCTAAAGCAAGTGATTCTGAAGAAGCTGAAGGTTCTGGAGTACAAGAAGATGTTGTTACATCTGAAGATCTTACTCGTCTTGTTGAAGATGAAGAAGGTTTAACACCTGAGTTCAAAGCAAAAGCTGCTCTGATTTTTGAAGCCGAAGTTCGTACTAAGGTTGATGAAATTACAGAACAACTTAAAGCTGAACATGAAGCTAAGCTCAGTGAAGAAGTTGAAGCGATTAACGAGACACTCGCTAATCAAGTTGACGCTTATCTGACTTATGCTGTTGAAGAATGGATTGGTGAAAACAAGGTTGCTGTTGAAAGCTCCCTTCGTACTTCTATTGCTGAAAACTTCATGAAGTCTCTTAAGACTCTATTCGAAGAAAACTACGTTGAGGTTCCTGAAAGTAAAGTTGATCTTTACGGAGAACTTGAAGAAGAAACCACTCAACTTAAAGATGATTTGGCCAAGTTTAAAGATATCGCTGATACCCTTGCAGATCGTGTTGACGATCTTAATAAGGAAAAGATTCTTGCTGAAGCTACAGCCGATCTAGCCGAAACTCAAGCTGCTAAGCTTATTAAGCTTGCTGAAGGAGTTGAATTTGATGAGGAATTCACAAAGAATGTGGAAACCCTTAAAAAGTTCTACTTCACGGGTGAAGGCGAAACACTAACAGAAGAAGCTCAGGAAACTGAAGAAGAAACTGTTGAAACCATTGTTGAAGGTGCAGATGTTGAGGAAGAAACTTCCGATGCTCCTGTTGATAAAACAATGGCCTCTTACATGGAAACACTTGGACGCCTCAAAAAGAGTGCGAACTAATTACATTTCCCAACTATAACTTATAACATCATATAAAAAAATGTTTAAATCAGAAGAATTAGAAAAGAAGTGGCAGCCCATTCTGGAGTCTGCCGACGCTCCTGCTTTCGTGGACAACTACCGTAAGTCCGTGACTGCAGTCCTCCTTGAAAACCAAGAAATCGCTGCTCGTGAAACTGCCGCTCAGGCTAACTTCCTTACAGAAACCGCAACTGAAACCTCTTCAATCCAGACATGGGATCCTGTTTTGGTTTCCCTGGTTCGCCGTGCAATGCCAAGCCTCGTTGCTTATGACATCGCTGGTGTTCAGCCAATGACTGGACCTACTGGTCTCATCTTCGCGATGAAGGCTCGTTACAGTACTGATACCGATAGCCCTACTGATCGTATTAATAAAGACGACCAAGAAGCTCTCTTTAGTACAGTTAAAGACGCATTTTCTGGTGCTGGATCCGATAACGCTCACAACCAAACAGACTCTAACACTGCAACTGGTGCTACTACTGCAACTGCAGAAGGTGCTCCTCCTGCTAGCATGGGTTTCACTATCGAGAAGCAAACTGTTACTGCGAATACTCGCCAACTTCAGGCTGAGTACACAATGGAACTTGCTCAGGATCTGAAAGCCGTTCACGGCCTTGATGCTGAAGCTGAGCTTGCTAACATCCTCTCTACTGAGATCCTTGCTGAAATTAACCGTGAGGTTATTGCTAAGATCAACAGTGAGGCTATCCACGGTGCCGCTCAAGGCGCTTCTGCTGGTACGTTCGATCTTGACACTGACGCCGATGGCCGATGGGCTGTTGAGAAGTTCAAGTCTCTTCTCTTCCAGATCGAAATCGAATCTAACGAGATTGCTAAAGGAACTCGCCGTGGTAAAGGTAACTACGTTGTTGTAACAAGTAACGTTGCTTCTGCTCTTGCAGCTGCTGGTGTTCTTGATTACACACCTGCTCTTAGCACGGATCTTAACGTGGACGACACTGGTAATACCTTCGCAGGTCTTATCAACGGCCGACTTAAGGTTTATGTTGATCCTTTCACGACTGTCGATTATGCTACTGTTGGTTACAAAGGTTCAAGCGCTTATGACGCTGGTATTTTCTACTGCCCTTACGTTCCTCTCACGATGGTGCGTGCAGTTGCTGAAAATACATTCCAGCCGAAGATTGGTTTCAAGACTCGTTACGGTCTTGTAAGTAATCCTCTTGTTAACAACGACGCTGTTACTACTGGAGCAGCTGGTGCTAACAGCAACCCTTACTTCCGTAAGTTCCTTGTTACAGGACTGAATGTTGAGCACAGCTAATATTAAATAGCTAAACGTTGTCCAAACACCTTAGGACGACACCACTGGGGGTTACTCGAAAGGGTAACCCCCTTTTTTCTTTATAAATAAAAACATGAGTGTTGACAATAACTTATTACCAACAAATGGATTTAAGGTTCTTATTGGAGGAACCCAAGAATATCCAAAGTTAAATACATTTGCAGTTAAGCTTACCCTTCCATCTGTAAATAATGCTGAAGTTTCTACGCAATACAGAAATGAGCCTGGGTTTGTTCCGTCTGAAAGTTTAACTTACGACCCTCTTTCAATAACTTTTCTTTGCGATGAAAAGATGAAAGTATATGACGAGCTTTACGATTGGATGAAAAACAATACCACATCGTCTACTTTACAAACAGATGACATTATCATTAATTTGTTGACAAGCCATAATAACGTTAGTCGCAATGTAAGATGTACCAACGCATTTCCCATTGGTATTGGTTCTATTGAATTTGACGCGCAGGGTTCAGAAGTTGGATTTGCAACCTTTGATATCAGCTTTAGATTTGACGACTTTGAATTTATTGATTAAAAGAAAGCTATATATACAGTATAGTTTATGAATATTGAAGACCTTCTGGAGATGTGGGGTGAAGACTCCAAAATTGACGAGCACAATCTTGACGATACAACCATTCGTGGTGCAGTATTACACAGCAAATATCTTGAGCTTCATTCGGTAGCCAAGTTAAGATTGAAGAAGAAAGAACAGGACCTTTCCATTCTTAAAAAAGACAAATGGTTGTGGTTTAATGGCAAAATGGATAAAGAAGAAATTGATAAGCACGGCTGGGCTTATGATCCATTTAACGGTATGAATAAACCACTTAAAACTGATCTTCAACAATTTTACGATTCTGATAAAGATATAATGGATGCAAGTATGCAAATTGAATATCAGAAAACTTATGTTGAAGTGTGTAAAGAAATACTTGATAACATCAAGTGGAGACACACTCAGATTAAAAACATAATTGATTGGCGACGATTCCAAAGTGGTACGTAATATGTTTACTGTAGAAAAGATAGATGAATCGGTTATTCGATTAGACAGCGACGACAGTGGCGCACTAATGGATTTGGCCGAGGCGTTTACTTTCTACGTGGACGGGTATAAATTCATGCCCGCATATCGCAACAAAATTTGGGACGGTAAGATTCGTCTTTACGATGCTCGGCGAAGAACCCTTCCTTATGGCTTGCTTTACAAGTCTTTGCAGTTTATATCCGAACGTGGCTATGAAGTTAAACTTGATCCCGATTTAAAGCC